ATGGAATAGATTCCCCCCAAAACAACTCGAAAAGCCATGAGAACGACTGAGAAGCCCTTGAAAGGTCACCAAATGCCCTTAGAAGCCCTCAACAGCCCTCAATCGGTTTTGGGTAGGGACGCAGAACCCGAAAACCCGCTAATCGGCGTACAAACGCCCAGAATCCATACGCCATTGAACGATTTGCCCTCACGCGGGGGTGAATTGATCGACCTGGCAACCAGCCTGGGTATTGATCTCATGGAATGGCAAAAATTTGCGCTTATTCACACGCATAAGGTCAAGCCCGACGGCAGGTGGGCAAGCCCAGTAAACACAATTGTCGTTGCACGTCAGAACGGAAAATCATTCCTGCAACTGATCAGAATTCTGGGCGGTCTTTTCCTATGGGACGAAAACTTGCAGATTGGGTCAGCCCATAGACTTTCGACGTCGCTGGAACAATTCAGGGCAATGGTTCAGATTATTGAAAAGAATGATTCATTGGCGAAACAGGTCAAAAAGATTCGCTGGCAACATGGCGGCGAGGAAATTGAAACAATCACTGGCAATCGGTTCATTGTGCGGGCAGGCGGTTCGGCAGCGCGTGGCGTTTCCCGACCTTCGACAATCCACCTGGACGAATTACGCGAAATGACGGACATTGAAAGTTTTGCGTCGCTGCGCTATACCCTCATGGCTGCAACGAACCCAATGGTCATGGCGTACACAAACGCAGGGGATTCAAGTTCGATCGTGCTCAATCAATTTCGACAGCGCGCAATTGCGAGCATTTCAGGCGTCGCCGACGATATTGGGTACTTCGAATGGTCAGCGCCGACGGACGAAATCAGTGTTGAGAACGCCAGGCATTCAAACCCGTCAATGGGCAGACTTATCCATGAGGACAATATCAGAAGCGTTTTGAACGACCCGCCTGACGTCGTCATGACTGAAGTGTTGTGTCGCTGGGTGGTCGCAATCAATAGCGCAGTGGACGCTCAAAGTTGGGGCAATTGTCTGGACAAGTCCGTCGATCTGGACATTGACAAATTGACTTGGTTGGCGATCGATCTCTCACCAGATAGAAAACACGCCAGCCTGGTCGGCGCTCAAAAAATCGGCGGTGAACAATTTGTCGTGAAATTGTTGCACACCTGGCAAAATGATCTGCAACTGGACGACAAGGCAATTGCCAACGACCTGGCAGATTACGCCCGCAAATATCCGACCGAATACGTTCTATTTTCTCGCAAAACCAGTGCAGCCGTTGCAGCCAGGCTTGCACCCGCTGGCATTCCGATTTTCGACATGGACGGCGTTTACCCGCAGGCGTGCGACGAAATGTTGTCGGCAATCAATAGCGGTCGATTAAAACACAGGGGTCAAAGTCAACTTTCGGAAGAAGTGTTGGCAGCGGTTCAACTTCGTCGTGGGGACGGCGGCTGGGTTATAGGTCGAAGGGCGTCACAGTCGGTTGTGTGCAGCGCCGTCGCCGTCGCCCTCGCGACACACTTCGCGACACGCCCAGAGAATGATCTTGACATAATGGTTGGGTGAACTTATAACCCTGACACAATTCGGTCATGGCATTTTCAGATTTATTCACGCGTAAGGTTGACACTGCCGTTCCAGTGGAAGCCAGCAACGTAGACGCCGCCGCAATTGCGCCGTATTACAGTGAGGTAGGAAATCTTTTCCTATTTGGCGGCGTAATTACGGCGTCGCGTGCCGAAGCAATGAGCGTTCCTACATGCGCGAGGGCGTTGAGCATTATTCAAACAATCGGTTCATTGCCAATGCACACACGCAATGAGGCAACAGGTGAGAAGGTCACACAACCGCGCGTGATTAATCAACCAGACCCACGAATCCCAGGGACAACGTTTTGGTCATGGATTATTTCAGATTTGTTTTTCTTTCCTAGCGCTTACGCGTACGTTATGGAACGTTATGCCGACACAGGCAAGATTCGCGCAATGGAACGCGTTGCACCTGAGCGAATTACCATTCAGACAAACGGAATGGGTTATGAAATTGTTTCCTATCAGATAGACGGCGCTTACGTTGACCCCGCGAACCTGGTCGTGTTCCAGGGTACGCAAGAGGGTTTGCTATCCCGCGCAGGTCGAACAATCAAGGCAGCCGCAGCACTTGAACGCGCAGCAATGAATTTTGCAGTCGAACCAATCCCGCAAATGGTTTTGAAGTCAAACGGGACTTCATTGCCAGCCGATCGCGTTTCAAAGTTGTTGACCGCCTGGCGCACCGCGCGAGCAAATAAGTCAACTGCATTCCTCAACGCTGACGTCACACTTGAAACATTGGGTTACGACCCGAAAAATTTGCAATTAAACGAAGCGCGCAATTACGTTGCACTTGAATTATCACGCGCTTGCGGATTGCCTGCATATTTCACAGATAGCCAGCAATCGACATTCACCTATTCAAACGCCTTAGACAAAAGGCGCGACCTTGTGGACTTCGCTTTTAGAAATTACATGTCGATTATCGAACAACGTCTTTCATTTGCAGACTTCACCCCAGCGGGCAACCGTGTTTCATTTGATCTTGACGATTTCTTGCGTGGCAATCCTTACGAGCGCGCGCAAGTGTACGAAATCCTAAATCGAATCGGCGCAATGTCGATCGAAGAAATACGCGAGGAAGAAGATATGCTGCTATGAAAAAAGTCATAACACCAATGCAAATCACGGCGGCAGATTCAAACAGTCGCACAATCACCGGTCGCATTGTCACATTTGAAGAAACTGGCAACGCGTCAATTGGCAAGGTGCAATTCGCAGCGGGTTCAATTGAACCAACTGCCGTTTTGCTTAACCTTGAACACGATCGCACACGTCGCATTGGCAAAACACTTTCAATTGAATCAACAGAACAAGGAATTGACGCAACGTTTAAGATTGCGGAAACAACCGCAGGCAATGACGCATTGGTCGAAGCGCAAGAAGGATTGCGCGACGGATTTAGCGTTGAAGTTTCGTTTGACGAATACGAAACACTCAAAGACGGCACAGTACGCATTTTGGCTGGCGAATTAACTGGCGTCGCATTGACTTCAGAACCAGCAATCCGATCAGCGCGCGTGGAATCAGTCGCCGCGACAGAAGACGAAATTTCAGATTCGACAACCGAAACTGAAGCACCAAACCCAACAGAAGGAGAAGACGAAGTGGAAGACACCGTCAAAGACGCTGCAACCGCCGAAACGGTTGAAGCCGCCCAGTCAATCACCGCAACTGCACACGCAGTTGGTGGTTTCAAATCAGCACCCCGCATTGAAGTTACCGCTGCAAAGTATCTTGAGAATAAGGTTCTTGCTGCAACAGGTGACGAGAATGCACGTCAGTACGTTCTAGCCGCAGACAACACAACAGACAACGCTGGACTGGTTCCAACACGTCAATTGGCTGAGGTCATTAACGGACTATCAACAACAATCCGTCCAAGCATTGACGCGATCTCTCGCGGTGCATTGCCTGACGCTGGAATGACATTTGAAATTCCAAAGATCACAGTTGCACCAACAGTTGCAGTTGTTGCCGAAGACGCAGCGTTTTCTGAAACAGATCAGAACTCAGCGTTCCTATCAGTAGACGTCAAAAAATTTGCGGGTCAGCAAAAATTTAGCGTGGAATTATTGACACGCACTAGCCCATTGTTTTATGACGAATTGCTCAGAAATATGGTCGCGGCAATGGCTAAGGCGCAGAACTCATACGTCAACGGCATTTTGATTTCAAACGCGTCACTTGACGCAACAACAGTTGCAACTTATCCAACCGCTGCCGAATTGCTTGGCATTGTTGGACGTGGCGCAGCGAGCGTTTATGGCGCAACTGCGGGTCTTGCAAATCCATTTGCACGCAATATGATCGTGTCAACGGGTCAGTGGTCAAACCTCATGACACTGAATGACGCTGGTCGCCCAATCTATTCACAGGTTTCAAACCCTATGAATCAGGCAGGCGTTGCAGTCCCAACAAGCCTGACTGGCAACGTTGCAGGGTTAAATCTTTACGTTGACCCAACAAACGGTGGCGACGGGGACGGAACGATCCTGGTTGTCAACCCTGACGCTTATACATGGTACGAAGGAACTTCATATCAGTTGCGCGCAGAATCAACCGCTGACGGTTCAATCACGGTTGGCGTATATTCGTTCGGTGCGGTGGCGAACAAAATTAACGCTGGCGCGTTCAAGAATAACAAGGCGTAAAGCCCACAACCTAATCATGCGGCGGGTTCTCCCGATCTCGCCGCAGCAGATCGAAAGGAAACGGAAATGCCAAGTATCGTGTCGACGCAGCAATTGCGCAGTGTGCTTGGCGTTTCCGTTTCACTTTATCCAGACAGTTATTTGGACGAAATAATCGACACGGCTGAAGCGGTAATTCTGCCAATGCTGGTGGCAAACACTTCAGCAATCAATTCATACAAACTTGAATCAAACGTTGCCTATTTCTACACCCAACGCAGTCACCATTTTGTCGCAGGTCAATCAATCATTGTGACTGGTCTGCCTGCACCATTTACGGCAACACACACCGTTATTACCGCGACTGAGTATTCGTTCACCGCTGCATTGACTTCAACAAATGTCACATTGCGCGAAATAATTCCAATGGGTACGGCAACACTTTCAGGCTATTCAGCAGTTAATATTTACGCAAACACCCCTGCAATCGAATCAGCAATTCTGGCAGTTAGCGTGGAAGTATTTCAATCACGCGTTGCGGCTGGCGGTCAGATCGAGGGCGTCGATTTTACGTCAACGCCTTACAGAATGGGACGCAGTTTGACCAATCGCGTCAGCACTTTACTTATGCCTTACCTGGACGTTGAAACGGTAGTGCAATAAATGCCAGCCAATTCAGTTGCCGAAACCCGCGCAGCCTTAGCCAACTCATTTAGCGCACTTGCGGCGAACATTTATTCAAGCGTACCTGAAGCGCCAATCCCGCCCGCAATTGTTGTTGTGCCTGATTCGCCTTACATGGAAGTTGTATTGATTGGTAAAGCAAAAACTCAGGTCAAAATCAATTTCGCCGTTTCAGCAATTGTTGCGTCAAATAGCAACGCGGGTTCGCTGGACAACCTGGAAAAACTCATCATGGGAATTCTTGCGGCAATGCCCGCAGGATACGTTGTTGGAGAAATCGAAAAGCCGACGGTTTTAGAAGTAGGTCAAAGCCCAATGCTGGTCGCCGACATCAACGTTTCAACTTACTACACGCAGACGACATAAGGAGTTATAAATGCCAACAACAATTATTACTGGGCGCGACGTCACATTCACTATTGGTGGCAATAACTACGACGCCCAGGCAACAAGCGCAGTTTTGTCAAATAGCCCTACAATCGAAACCTATCAAACGCTAGACGGCAAGGCATACAAGCACATTGACGATCAATTCACGTTTGACGTTGAAATGCTTGCAGACTGGGGCGCAACTGGTTCATTGTGCGAAAGTCTTTGGAATGCAACAGAATCAGCACCTAATACGGGAATCACTACAGTTATGACCGCAGCCAGCGGCGCGACATTCACTTTCCAAATTCTGCCAGCCTTTCCAAGCGCGGGTGGTACTGCACCTGACGCACAAACCGTTTCACTATCATTTATCGTTATCGGCATTCCAGCCGAAGCGTTCTAAAACCTAACAATCGGGAGAAAAAATGAAACTACCAATCACAATTGAATACAACGACGGGGCGCAGGCGACCTATACGGCTGCGCCGCCTGAGTGGGTTAAATGGGAAAAGCACACAGGTCACACGATCAGCCAGGCACAGGAAAAGATCGGAATATCCGATTTGGTCTTTTTGGCGTATCACGCTATGAAACGTGAAGCCGCTGGGAAGCCAGTCAAGCCAATCGAAGCGTGGACGGAAACCATTGCTGAAGTAATGGTCGGTGACGCAAACCCAAAAGCCACCCAGTCGGAAGCCTAAGTCGAATCGTTTGGGAATTGGCTATCGCAACCAATTTACCGAAAGAACAATTCGAAACGGCTGAGGACATTTTGACAGTGTTGGAAATTCTGGAAGGACGGGCGAATGGCTGAAAAAGTAGCGATCAGTTATGACAAGGCTGAACTGCGCGCCATTCTCCGTTCTTTCAAAGCAATGGACGACGAAGCGATCAAGCAAGCAAAAATCGCAACTTCAGAATTAGCCGAATACGTCAAACAAAAAGTTTCAAGTGCGGCAGGTGGAAGAAACAATCGTGCGTCAAAAATAGTTGCTGACGGTGCAACGGTTTCCAAGTCATCAAAAATTGGTGAGATTTCCTATGGGTTCGCGCGGCAGCGATTAAGTGGCGGGGGAACGACCCAACAGGTTTGGGGCGGCGTCGAATTTGGTTCCAACAGACTGAAGCAATTCCCAGTCTGGTCAGGGCGCGAAGGTCGCGGGTCACGCGGTTGGTTTATTTATCCGACCCTTCGAAGCGCGCAGCCTGAGATTGTCAAAAAGTGGGAAGATTCATTTTCTAAGATTGTTAAGGAGTACACATAATGGCTGGAAGTCGTACCCTTAAACTTTCAATTCTTGGCGACGTTGACAACCTCAACAAATCGCTGAAAACCGCAGGCAGTGACGTTGATTCATTTGGCGACAAAATGGGCAAGGCTGGAAAAGCCATTGGCGCAGCATTTTTGGCGGCAGCCGCCGCCGCTGGCGCTTATGCAATCAAAATCGGAATCGACGGCGTCAAAGCCGCGATCGAAGACGAGAAGGCACAAACACAATTGGCACTGGCGTTGGAAAACGCAACAGGTGCAACGCAAGCCCAAATCGCTGCAACTGAGCAATCGATCTTGCAAATGTCATTGGCAACAGGCGTTGCCGACGACGACCTGCGCCCTGCGTTGGGTCGCCTGGCACGTTCAACGGGCGACATTACAACGGCGCAAGATTTATTGACGACCGCCCTTGACATTTCAACTGCCACAGGCAAACCGCTTGAAGCCGTCGCAAATGCGTTGGGCAAAGCCTACGACGGCAACACAACATCACTGGGCAAATTGGGGATTGGCTTATCGGCTGCCGAATTGAAAGCCATGTCGTTTACCGAAGTACAAGGCAAACTGACTGATCTATTTGGTGGCGCTGCCGCGCGCAATGCTGACACTTATGCTGGACGCATTGCAAGAATGC